AGAAGGCATTGCTAATTTTATTGCTGAACGAATAGATGCTCATGGCAAACATGGTTGGATGCTACGCAGCTTCTTGAAAGATGCACGAGCATGATCTACGGACTGAAACCATTTAACTCTGCAGAGATGCGAACTTATTTAGATATTCTAAATGAAGCTCCACAACCAACTGATCAACAAGCAGCAGATTTAGATGCAGCTGCCGGACAAGCTGCTCAAGGTGTTGACAAGTTCAGTCAAGGTAACTATGCCAAAGGTGCAGTGGATATTGCCAAAGGCGCTAACGCTGTTGCCAACGCAGCTGGAATGAACTTTTGGGATAAACTCAAAGCTGGTTGGATGGCAATTAAGGCCGGTGCCGCAGCGGCAACCACCAAAGGAGATCCAATGTATGCTGCTATGGGCAGCGTAGGTGCAAACCTTATGGATCCGTTGGCAGATTTTGTAAATTCTCCAAATTTTGAAAAAAATTTCTTAGCAGGACTCGAAGCTGCCAGAAACAATCCAAAAGCTGATGCTAAACTAAAACAAATGGTTGCAGATTACGATGCCAAAAAGTTAACTCCGGCAAGTTACAAAGCTTATGTTCAACGAATGATAGCAACAAACAAATCACAGCAAGCAGGTCAAAAAGTAGACTCCGACGCTGATGACAACTATGAAGTAAGAGAAGATCAAGTTGCAGAAATTAGAAAAGCATTGGATATGCTTGAAGCCGATGATGGATCAAAAGTAACTGTTGATCCTGCGACCGGACAAAAAACTGTGATAGACGCCGAAGGAACCAAGGTATATGATAAAAATGGTCAACTGATCAGTCAATCTTCTCCCAGTGTCGGTGGACTACAACAAACTAAAAATGTTCAAACTGGTAGAACAACAACCGACTACAAAATTGGCGGTTTAGACGTTACGCAATCAACCGGAGGAGGCGTTCCTACTGTAACTTCTGCCACTACTGATGTTGGACCACAGACGGCGACTGTTCATTCAGGTGTAGGGTTTGGTGGTGCAGGTAAAGATGTGCAAGCACCAGTATCAGGCAGCATCACAGACAAAGCCACAGGTAAAACAACCAACATTGTAGGCAGATTGCCCACAGCCAAGGACATGACCGAAGCGGAACATGTAAGAATGTTAATGAACAAATTATCATGAGTGACGACATCAAAAGCTTATTAGAAAAACTGACTTTGATAGAAGGGTCAGTGACACCTTCCTCATATCCTAAACGTGGACTTAACAAGCAACAGAAAAGTGTAAAACAAATGCCTGCACTGTTTAAAATGCCCAAGCAAGGCCCAGTGCTCGGCGGTGACCCTAACAAAAAAGCACCAAGTCAAGGTTATTTTGTTGGTGGTGAAGCCAAAGAATCAGAAGCAGCACTGGACGAAGCCTATGCCAGCGAAGATGTTCTAAGCACAGTGAAAAAAGGCCTAGCCGACTTCTTACGCAGTATTGAGGACAAACAGGAATTAGATAAAGCACTGGTTAACAAAGCCAAAGACGAAATTCGTCGTGATGACTTAGATAGACTGTTGCCAGTAAAGACCGTGCAAACACATGATGGGCGCGATATAAAAATTCATGGCAATGAAGTAGATGGTTTCCATGTGCGTATTAATGAAAGACCAGTTACTGCTAAATTTAGAATGTTAGATGATGCGATCATGGCTTGTGAAATGTACTGCAACCGTCGTCGCATGGCAGAAGAACAAACACAAGCAGAAGATTACGTAAGCGAAGAATGAAGTTAGACGACGTATTAGTTGAGCAAGCCGCGGCGGCTGGCAAAATTGAACAAGCAGCATCAACCGCGGCTGCTATTGGCCAGGCCTTGGCTGAACCTGCTGCTGCTGCTGGTGCTGGCTACGCAGGTGGCAAAGCTTTGAGCAAAATGTTGGGCAAGGCCGTTCCTGGTGTTGGCACAGGTTTAAGTCTATATGATGCATACACAAGATATCAAAATGGCGACTACAGCGGTGCAGTGATAGCTACTCTGGCAGGAGCCGCATACATGTTTGGACCTCCTGGAGCAGTGGTTGGTACTGCACTTGAATTGGGAAATTTAGGAAGAGATTTTATGCCGCAGCCTAAACAAAATACACCACGTGGTGCTCGAGGCGCAGCACCACAAAAAGAAGCGTTGAATCCATCTCTGAGTTTTGAAGAGACTGAACTCATGGATCCGCAAGCGGATGCTGACATGGATGCTCGTGCAGTGGCCTGGGGCAAGGCATGGCAAGCAGGTAAATCTACATACAAAGATCCCGCCACTGGCGAAATCAAAGCCACCATACGTCGCGGTGCTCCTCAATACGGTTCAAAAGAAGCATTTGCCAAATTTGATACCAGCGATAAATTTTATAATGATTTAGAAAGGTTAAACACTTTGATGAAATCTGGAACCAAGATAAACGATCCAGCGTTGACCAAACTCATCCCTGGCTACGCACCAAGAATGCATCCAAAAACCAATATGCCGTTGCCTGAATCTGCGCTAGATGAAGATTGGCAAAAAGTCAACAAACGCGATAAAACCTCGGGCATGAGTCGCAAAGCAGTTAAAGCATATCGTAGAGAAAATCCTGGCAGCAAACTACAGACTGCTGTGACAACCAAACCAAGTAAGTTGAAAAAAGGATCAAAGAGTGCCAAGCGTCGTAAAAGTTTTTGCGCTAGAATGAGTGGCATGAAAAAATCACGTGCCAGTGCCAAGACCAAAAGAGATCCAAACAGCCCAATCAACAAGGCTCTAAGACGTTGGAACTGCGAGAGTGTAGAGGACATGCGTCAATTAGTGTTGTTGGCAGAACAGAAGCTTGAGGTAATGCGTATTGAGAAAAGACTAACAGAGTCGCTGAACCTAGGCAAATCTAAACCTGTAGCACAACCAACCATGGAAATGTTAGACGTTCAGCGTAAAGATCCCAACGAATATGACATGGAAGGTGATTACGCAAAAACGCAGTTACAGACCATAGAGCGTATGGCACGTATTCTTAAGTCAAGACTGAATGATGAAGAAAACTTGCCAGAGTGGGTACAAACCAAATTAGCGCGAGCAGAAAGTATGTTGGTAACTGTGACTGATTACTTGATAAGTCAACAAGAACGCGGTAAAGACATGATGTAACACAGAATAACACCTTAGGACCGTGACTGGGGTGTGGGCGGCTGCTGCCTAGATTTTACATCCGCTACCTTGTAAAATCAAAGTGAGCACAGATTTTTAATAAGTATCCCTATGCTGAGTATAAACGAATGGGATCCACTTAAAAAAGTTGTAGTGGGTCGAGCAGACCATGCACAAATACCTCCCTTAGATCCAAGTCACCAAGCAGTTAACTATGCTAACGTACAAGACTTGTCATCTATTCCTGTTGGTCCATATCCTCAAAGCGTGATTGATGAGGCCACCCAAGATCTAGAATTACTGGTCGAAGTTTTGCAGCAAAACGGTGTGGAAGTAATTAGACCAGATCCAAATCACAAACCAGGTTACTACAATTACTGTCCAAGGGATTCCTTTTTGGTTTACAAAGACACCATACTGGTAACGCCACAGCCAATCAGAAGTCGCGCCATGGACTATGAAAGTTTGGATAAACAATTTCATAACTTTGCTTTTGAAAACGATTACCGGTATTGTCGAGCTAATATTAAATTTCCTGATGAATTTTATAATCTTGGTGAACCAGAAAAACTAGCACTCAAGGAAACCTTGCCTGCGTTTGATGCCGCGAACATTCTTAGAGCCAATGATTATGTTTTTTATCTTGTAAGCAACACCGGCAATCAACAAGGCGCTCACTGGTTGCAAAGATTCTTAGATCGCAAGGCCACTGTCTATCCTATCAATGATATCTATAGTTACAGTCATATTGACAGCACCATAGCTTTACTGCGTGAAGGACTGATGTTACTGAATCCAGCTAGGATCAAAGACATCAATCAGTTGCCAAAACCCTTGCAGTCATGGGATGTGATATGGGCACCTGAACCAGTGGATATTGGGTATCATCCTGGATACAAAATGGCCAGTGAATGGATCAGTATGAACTTGCTGAGTATTAATCCCAATCTCGTGGTTTTGGAAGAACGCCAGACCAATTTACGTGATCTTCTTGAAAAGCACGGTATTGAATGTATAATGTTGCCTGGCAGACATCAACGAACACTTTCTGGCGGTTTTCATTGCGTGACTTTGGATTTAGAACGAGAACATAGTTGACACACTAAGCAAATGCCTGTAAACTACGGTTTTTGAGGAGCAACTATGAAAAATTTTAACAGTGAACAAAAAGCCAAACTTACTCAGTTAATCAACGAAGGTATGCAAGTGCTTCATGAAGTTGAAACTTTGAATGAAGGACTTTCAGACACAGTCAAAGCCATTGCAGAAGAATTGGAAATCAAACCTGCTGTGTTGAAAAAAGCTATTAAGATCGCTCACAAGGCAGAATTTGGTAAAGCCAAACAAGATCATGAACTGTTAGAAACCATTCTTGAAACGGTTGGCAAAACTCTATAACTATGAGTAGCAGCACGAGTCGTTCACGTCACGAACAAGAGTCAAGGCAAGTGGGCCATAATCCACAGGAGAACTATGAGTTATATTGACGCACTTTTTGATCGAGATAAAGATCGTATACACATCATGGGTCGCCGCAATGGCGAACGCTATTACGAAGAGTTCCCGGCCAACTACATCTTTTACTATGACGACCCGCGAGGTAAATTTAGAAGTATCTATGGCAACCCTGTTTCCCGTTTTTCATCTAGAAACAACAAAGAGTTCCGCAAAGAACTACGCATTCAAAGTGGCAAGCAACTTTATGAAAGTGACATCAATCCGATTTTCAGATGTCTTGAAGAAAACTACAAAGGTGTTGATGCGCCAAAACTTAACACAGCATTTTTTGACATTGAAGTAGACTTTGATCCTGTGCGGGGCTACAGTCGGCCCGACGATCCATTTAATCCAATCACAGCAATATCTGTGTATCTTGATTGGTTAGATCAATTAGTGACTTTGGTCAAACCACCCAAGCACATGAGTTTGGAAACTGCATCTGAGATTGCATCAGAGTTTCCTAACACATTTATTTTTGCAGAAGAAAAAGATTTATTAGATGCATTTTTGAATCTTATTGATGATGCAGATGTGCTCAGTGGATGGAACTCAGAAGGCTTTGATATTCCCTACACTGTGATGCGTACTGTAAAAGTGTTAAGCAAAGATGACATAAGACGGTTTTGTCTATGGAATCAAATGCCTAAACAGCGAACTTTTGAAAGATTTGGTGCAGAGAATCTTACGTTTGACTTGATAGGTCGTGTGCATATGGACTATATGCAACTTTATAGAAAGTACACCTATGAAGAACGACACAGCTATAGTTTGGATGCTATCTTAGAATATGAAGATCTAGGCGGCAAGACCGCGTTTGAAGGCACACTGGATCAACTTTACAATCAAAACTTTAAAACGTTTATAGAATATAATCGACAAGACGTAAATGGCCTTGCAAGCATAGACAAAAAATTAAAATTTTTGGATCTTGCCAACACACTGGCACATGAAAACACAGTGTTGTTGCCAACCACAATGGGCGCGGTAGCAGTTACAGAACAAGCAATTATCAACGAAGCCCACGAACGTGGAATGGTAGTACCAATTAGAAAAGAAAGGCTCACAGATGACGATACACAAGCGGCAGGTGCCTATGTTGCTTATCCCAAAAAAGGCATTCACGAATTCGTCGGATCGATTGACATCAACAGTCTCTACCCGTCAGCGATCCGTGCTCTTAACATGGGACCGGAAACGATTATTGGCCAACTCCGGCCGATAATGACAAATAATCTAATCAAGCAACGCATGGCGTCAGGACAAAGTTTTGCCGCAGCCTGGGAAGGTTTGTTTGCGTCACTTGAATACACTGCTGTGATGGAACAGCAACGTGGTACAGAAATAACCATTGACTGGGAATCAGGTGAACAAACAGTTCACAGTGCTGCCGAAGTTTGGCGCATGATTTTTGACAGCAATCAACCTTGGATGATCAGTGCCAATGGCACAATCTTTACCTATGAAGTTGAAGCTGTGATTCCTGGCTTGCTCAAACGTTGGTATGCAGAACGTAAACAGATGCAAGCCAAACTCAAAGAGTCAACTACCAAGGAAGACGAAGAATACTGGGACAAACGGCAGTTGGTCAAGAAGATTAACTTAAACAGTTTGTATGGTGCTATTCTCAATCCTGGTTGTAGATTTTTTGATAAACGTATTGGTCAGAGTACAACACTGACTGGACGCAGCATTGCCAAGCACATGGATGCCTATGTCAATGAATGTATAACTGGCAAATATGACCATGTAGGCGACGCAATCATTTATGGTGATACAGATTCTTGTTACTTCACCGCCTATCCAATACTACAAAAAGAAATACAAGAAGGCAGGATGGAATGGAACAAGGAAATTTGTGTTGCATTGTATGACTCAATATCAGAGCAAGTAAACATCAGTTTTCCAGGATACATGGAACAGGCGTTTCACTGTCCAAGAGACATGGGCAATGTGATACGCGGAGGCAGAGAAATTGTGGCCAGTAAAGGTTTGTTTATCACTAAAAAGCGATATGCCGTGCTGTATTATGACAAAGAAGGACGTCGTTATGATGTAGAAGGCAAGTCTGGTAAAATCAAAGCCATGGGTCTGGATCTAAAACGCAGTGATACTCCTCGCGTGATTCAAGACTTTTTGAGCAGTGTATTGGATGATGTTCTTAATGGTGCTGGCAAAGATGATGTAGTCGAAAAAATCAAACAATTCAAATTTGAATTCAAAGAGAGACCTGGCTGGGAAAAAGGAACTCCCAAACGTGTGAACAATCTAACCACCTATGGTAAAAAAGAAGAGCGTGAAGGTAAAGCAAACATGCCAGGGCACGTCAGGGCGGCCTTGAATTGGAACACACTACGCAACATGCATGGTGATAACTATTCCATGCAAATTGTTGATGGCATGAAAACAATTGTGTGCAAATTAAGAGACAATCCTCTTGGATATACCAGCGTTGGATATCCAACAGATGAACTACATCTGCCGCAGTGGTTCAAAGACTTGCCGTTTGATGATTCTGCAATGGAAGCCACTGTGATTGATGGCAAGATAGAAAACTTACTGGGTGTGCTAGAGTGGGACTTAGAATCAGCGACCAACACCAGTAATACTTTCCAGGATTTTTTCAGTTTTGACTAAACTAAGTGAATTACTACAGGTACGTGAACAGCTTTGTAGCTTTGTAGACTACAATGACCACGAACAGGCGTTTGAAAAATACAAATCTCATCTCAGAGATCTATTCGACAATAATCAACTTGTTCAGCAACCTTACCAAACTTTGATTCAAGGTGATGTGTCTATTGCAAACACAGCTCTGCAAAACATCAAAGAACGTTGTAAACAAGCAATCAATGATATTGATTTAAAGAAGCGTGATATAGAGCCACATTACTACAACGAATCTCAAAGACTTTATTATGAAAATTTATACGCAATAAATTCTAAAGGATTGTCAGTTATAAAAAACAATGTTCTACGTTTAACGCCCGAAGATTTCAATTTGATTGATGGTAGGCTTGGACTGTTTACTGATTGGCGTATGCCAGGATTGTTGATTAGACCTGGTAATGATGATTTTATAAACAGATTCGTAGCTTTTGACCCACTGTATCTTGCTGACATAAGTTTAGATCTACTGTATCCTGCTATCAAGAAGTATAATGAAACATTTCAACGCAGACTTAGGAAGTATGTGATTTCAGATGACGATGATAAAATTTTTGGATCATTGCCTCAGAATCAATTTGGGTTTTGTTTTGCTCATAACTTTTTTAATGTGCGTACAATAACTGTGATATCAAAGTACATGCGAGATATCTGGGATGTTCTACGACCAGGAGGAATTTTTGCGTTTACCTTTTGCGATGCAGACAAGTCTAGATGTGTGCAAGCATGTGAATCAAACTTTTATTGCTACACTCCAGGATCTGTGATAGAACATCTCAGAAAATCAATTGGTTATAAACTGAACTTCAAACATGAAAGCAGTGCAGATTGGACGTACTTAGAACTACAAAAAACTGGAACACCCAGTTCATTCAGAGCAGGCCAAAGCCTTGCACAAATTCTACCAATTCAATCGTAAATTCTAAATAAACTTGTTAAAATTACTATCAACATGGAGAAAACATGAGAGATCATTTATTAGACCTTATCCAACACACTGTGGACCTTGGATTCATTGACACAGTAAAAATCACTGGTAACGATAAAGAAACCACAATCACAGGAGTAGCAGAAGACAAGTCAGTTGTGCTTGACGGAAAGTTTTCTGGCCCAATCGCTGACTTTATTGGCACATTTGGCATGCCTAACCTAAGCAAACTCAAAATCATTCTAAATCTTGAAGAATATTCTGAAAACGCCAAGTTATCTATGACCAAACGCAGCAACGGTGACTTAGATGGCATTGAGTTTGAAAACGCAGCCGGGGACTTCAAAAACACCTATAGATTCATGGTGGCAAACGTTATCAATGCCAAACTACAGGCAATGACATTCAAAGAACCAAGTTGGGACGTTGAATTTGAGCCAACCAACAGCGGAATTCAAAGGCTGAAATGGCAGGCACAAGCCAATGCAGAAGAAACTTATTTCACTGTAAAAACTGAAAACGGCGACTTGAAAATGTTCTTTGGTGACCCCAATACACATGCAGGTAACTTTGTGTTTCATCCAGGGGTAAATGGCACTGTAAAACGTGCTTGGTCATGGCCCAAGGCACAGGTCATCAGTATTTTAAATTCTGTTGGTGACAAGGTAATGAAGATCAGTGATGGTGGTGCTGCAATGATCACAGTTGACAGTGGACTTGCAACCTATAGATATATTCTACTTGCCCAAACCAAGTAATCAAGGCTATCATGAGTCAAGACAATTTGACCGCAAAACAAAAAGACTACGCAGTGTTCTTGCCTGCTATAAGTGGGTTCTACAGTGCCTTTATAGGAAAACAACGTGCTAGCAATGATTATGTTGATCCTGCTCGTATGCCACAGGCGCTACAGGACATGGAGAAGTTGAATTGGTTAAACAGTCAACAATCTCTTTTTCCTTATCAGTGGAGTCTGTGTTCAGGAGGTCATGCTAATCTAGATCTTAGCAAACAAGATTGGAGCGAAGACATGGTTCGTAATCGCGAACCAGGCACGTTTATGCTAGGCGATTCTGGTGGATTTCAGATTGCAAAAGGCCTGTGGGAAGGTGACTGGAAGGCCAACTCGGGTTGTGCCAAAGCTGAAAAGAAACGTTCAACTGTGCTCAAGTGGTTAGATGGCATTTCTGATTATGGAATGATTCTAGACATTCCAACCTGGGTAACACTGAATCCAGCGGCCAGTGCTGCTTGTGGGATCACCACACACCAAGAAGCAGTTGATGCCACAAAGTACAACAACGAATACTTTATTAAACATCGTAAAGGTGTGTCCAACGGTGGTACCAAGTTTCTGAATGTGCTACAAGGTGCTAATCACACCGAAGCCGAAGATTGGTATCAAACCATGAAACACTATTGTGATCCTCAGCAGTATCCAGGTCGACACTTTGATGGATGGGCCATGGGTGGGCAGAACATGTGTGACGTACACCTGGTGCTGAAACGATTGGTGGCATTGCGTTATGATGGATTACTACAAGAAGGTGTGCATGATTGGATGCACTTTTTGGGTACCAGCAAATTAGAATGGGCTGTGCTGCTCACAGTTATACAAAGAGCTGTACGCAAATATGTGAATCCTGCTTTCACTATCAGCTTTGACTGTGCCAGTCCATTCCTTGCCACAGCCAATGGCCAGGTCTACTTTGAAAATGTATTTCCGCATGATGGCAAATGGAGCTATAGAATGGCGCCCAGTGCAGATGACAAAAAGTATGCCACTGACACACGCAAATGGAGTACCGGAGTGGTTGCTGATGGCATATATCCAAATTGGCAAGAGTCTCCGGTAAGTGATATGTTGACCATGCGAGATATCTGCATTTACAAACCTGGAGACCTAAACAAAAACGGCAAAGAAGGCAAAACATCTTGGGACAGTTTTAGTTACTGTTTGCTGATGTCTCATAATGTTTGGATGCATATCACTGCTGTTCAAGAAGCCAATCAAAGATTTGATGCAGGTGAGCATCCTGCTATGATGCAATATTCCGCACCCAGCGGCGAGTATTTTGAAGACATTGTTGAGGCAATCTTTGCTGCAAACACCAAAGACGAATCCTTGGCTATCATTGAACAATACGACAAGTATTGGATGGAAATTGTTGGCACTCGTGGGTTCAAAGGCAAGAAAACCAAAAATGCCAACACCATGTTCAACTTATTTTTTGAGCAAGACACCATTCCAGAAATTGAACCTCAAGATTTTGATGAATCAAAACTTGACCAACTTGAACAATCAGTTTAAAATAACACTATGAAACGCATCTATCATTCTGGCACGGAACATGACGTGAGATTCTTTTTAGGTAAAGAAATTGAACACACACCCGCTTATGGAAAGAGAACTCTTTTTGTTGTAGGAGTACAACCAGTAGAGGACATCGAAAAAATTCTAAACGATCCTTATACAAAGTTAGGAAATGAATCTATTCAACATATCTACTTTGGTGCCAACATGAGTTTTCCAAATATTGGAATCAATGACAGAGCAAATTGGGCTGCTTGGGAAAACATGATCATGCATTTTTTAAAACAAGGCTATTGGTGTTCATTGGATTTTGATAGTTCCTGTGTGGAAGGACTGTGTGAAAGTGCATTGACAGAACATCGTAGGTTTATTCCAGTGATCAGTGTGAAAGTTCCTTATGCTAAACTTTTAGGCTATAATGCTACAATCAAAATTGACGACATAGGATTTGATAGATCAAATCCAGGAGTATGGTGTCATCGTTTACATGATTTACAAAGCAGTGAAAAGTTCACAAGTTGGGATGAGTATTCAAAGGATGAAACAATATGAAATGGTTTGATCAATGGTTTGTTCGTAAGTGTAAATGGGCATGGGAAAACAAACATCTAGCATATGAAACAGAGCATCCTATTAGTTCCATGCACACAAAACAAGTTGCTGTAGAAGAGGATGCACACAGTCTTAATGATGGGTTAAGAATCAACATTAAAAAAGTCATAGGTGGATCCGTAGTGACTTTTAGAAAGTACGACAGAAAAATAGATCGTACTGAAGATCGATCCTATATAATCACATCAGAACAAGATTTCAATCACGAACTTGGAAAAATTATTACTATGGAGAGCATGCGATGAATCAAGAACAACGTGAAACCATGGATAGAATCATGCACAAGGCCGCTAGGATGATATGGGTCACCTTTTGCAAAGAAGGAATTCATAAATATCCAGCAGCAGCGGAGGATCCTCGTCTTGCGGATGTTAGTTTTCTTAGTTACCCTCATCGTCATATTTTCCACTTCAGGGTGTCAATCAGTGTGTTCCACAATGATCGGGACATCGAGTTCATCCAGTTCAAACGATGGCTGGAAGGGCTGTATAATAATTCGAACGCGATTCTAGAACTAGATTACAAGTCATGCGAGATGATAGCTGACGACTTATATGTTCAAATCAATTCACGTTATCCAGGCAGGTCTGTTACAATAGAAGTCAGTGAAGATGGAGAAAACGGATGTTGCATCAGTTACAACACTCACGAACCATCTATGTTAATTTCAATCTAAAGGAGTTTTTATGGCAATTTCAAGTAAGTTTACAAAAGTAAGTGAAGCAGTGACTATCAGCCGTTTTGACAATGGCTTCATGGTTGAACTCAACGGTCGTGACAAAAAAGGAGACTGGTTAACAATCAAAACTGTTTGCACCAAGGAACAAGAAGTAGTTGATCTTTTTAAAGAATACAATACCATTCCACTTGATCAATAAGGAGAATAAAAATGGGCAAACCAGTTATCAAGCCAAATCCCAAAGTTGTTGAAATTTTCAACGAGCTTGAAAAATTTTTAGAATTTTGTAAAGATTTTGGCTATCGTTACAACGAAGCTGATTTGTACAATTTTAAAAGCTATGCGTGGCAACAGTATAGCAAGTTTCAACAAGGCAAGAACACCAAAAACATGTGGGATGAAGATCTTCGTCGTCTCGGCAGAATGCTTTAATTTAAGGGCAGTTAATGCGTAAATTATTTTACATGGGCTTAGAAAGCTACGAAGCCCGATATACTCTTCAACTCACTGAGTGGAACCGTAGAGTCTTTGATAAGCGTGGGCTTGATGTTGTATATGTTCCCGGCGAGACCATTGACGATAGCAAGAACATTGTTGTTGGACAAGTGTTAGATGCACATGGGCGCAGTTATTTTTCAATGAGCCAGATGATGAATCTGGTGCAAATGATGCGTAATGGAGAAGTTACCAGTGGAGATGTTATCTACTTTGAGGACATGTTTCAGCCCGGTATCGAGAGCTTACCTTATATTCTTGATCAAATTCCTGCTGATCTCCGTCCTCGCATTTATGTTCGCTGTCTTGCTCAAGCCATTGACCCTGATGACTTCGTGCATGTCTGGGGCATGGCGTCGTGGATGAGCACATATGAGCGAATGGTAAATCATTTTGTCACAGGCGTGCTTGCCACAAATGAAGAAATGGTTGCTCATATGCGTATTGCAGGTTGGACTGCTCCTATCTATAATATTTCTGGCCTAGCATTTGGCAAAGCAGAGGTTCTTGAACGCCTTGGTGGTGAACTTAAACCGTTTGACACTAGAACAAGGCGTGTTGGGTTTGCTGCAAGATTTGATCAAGAAAAACAACCAGGATTCTTTATGGATCTAGTTGAAATGTATCATGAACAATCCAACCAGACATGTGAGTTTGCAATTTTTCAAGGCGGCAAACTAAGATCAAATAATCCCGAGTACATTGATCGTGCCTTGCAATTACAAGCACAGGGCAAACTAAAGATATATGATAATCTAAAGAAAAATGATTACTATGCTTTGCTCAATGATACTCGTGTGTTGTTTAATTGCGCCTTACAAGATTGGGTTAGCAACACGGTCAGTGAAGCAGACGCTCTTGGCTGCAATGTTTTATATCCTGCTTATAGGTCTTTCCCTGAAACTTTTGCAAATGATCCAAACAGGCTCTATATACCCTGGAGCATAGATGATGCATTTACCAAACTCCAACTCTTATTGGAAAAGCCGCACCACAACATGGGACTTATTTCCGACTGGAACGATGCCACTGTGGATCGCATTGTTGATATACTCACTGGCATGGGCGAGCAATGGAATAGATCGGGCAACCGCTATCGTGACCATGTTCCTGAAAACAAGTATCACGTTAGGAAAATAGAACCTTGAGTGGTTTTCAACAGTTGTTTGATTTTGAGAGTGCGCTGGCTGAATTCACCGGCGCACCTTATGTTGTGGTCACAGATTGTTGCACTCATGCCATAGAACTTGCAATGAGACACTACAATGTAGAACATTGCAAGTTCACTGCCTACACTTATTTGAGTGTGGTCATGCTGATGCATCGTTTGAACATTGACTATGAACTCTTGGACCAACAGTGGCGGGGCGAATATCAGTTTGAAAATACCAATATCTGGGATAGTGCAAGACGCTTGGAAAGAAATATGTATCGTCCCGGGCAGGTGCAATGTCTAAGTTTTGGCGTGAGCAAGCCTTTGCACCTTGGTCGCGGCGGTGCAATTTTGTTAGATGATGTTGAACATTATGATCAACTAAGACAAATGCGTAGCGATGGCAGAGACTTAAATTTTGCCCCATGGCAAACTCAAGAAACTTTTACAGTTGGTTATCATTATTGCCCAACATTGGAACTATGTGCTAACGGTATAGAAAAGTTAACAAATTTTCAAGGTGCAGTTACCACACATTCTTATCCTGACTGTAGAGATGTAAAAATATTCAAATCAAACACTGTCAAAAACTAGTTGCATGAGTCTAGACAATTTGATACAGAATAATCTACGTAGTAAATAAAGCCATGCACACACAAGGGCGAATAAAAGTCATTTGGAATCAAAAAGACTACCAACAGCTGGACTTTCAACTTGGTGTAAGAGATGAAATGTGCAAACGCCTGACTGTGGTAGATCCCAAAGACATGCACCGGTACAGCAGTGAACAGTTTAGTATGGATTATTATGATGCTGTTGAAATTGGCAACAAATTTATAAATCCAACTGATTTTTCTTATATCAAAGAACAAGGCTACTCTGTTCACAGAACCAGACCTGGACACATTGTTCCAGCACACATGGATCACTATGCTGCATATCGTAAAAAGTTTAATCTTGAATCATCTAAAAAAATTATAAGAGTTTTGATTTTCTTAGAAGATTGGCAACCAGGCCATTACTTAGACGTTGATGGTCATGGATTTGTAAATTGGCATGCAGGTGATTGGGTAAGTTGGCAAGGCACAGTTCCTCATAGACTGGCCAATATTGGTTCAGTGGATAGATACACATTTATTATAACAGGTATCACAGAATGAAAATTTTCGTAACCGGCGCAAGTGGATTTATTGGTTCAAACCTAATTCCAGAATTACTCAACAGAAGTCATGACGTACATAGTATGGAAGCTGATCTTCTAGATTTTGCTGCGGTAAAAAAAGAATTGCATGATTATGCTCCAGATGTAATAGTGCATCTTGCAGCTAGAACCGAAGTTGAAGCAAGTTTCTATGATCAAACTGGATTTAGTTCTGTGAACTATATTGGCACAGTGAATTTGATCGAAGCTGCTTGTGAATTAAAAGAAAAACCATATTTTTGTTTTGCCAGCACCATGGAGGTTTATGGCTGGCAACCTATCAGTGATAGAGTTCAACTAGGCGGCCGTCCCACTGTGTTTGACAGTTTTGATGAAACAACTCCATGTCACCCCAATGCCCCATACGCTGTTGCTAAGTTTGCTTGTGAAAAATATCTTGAATATGCAGGCCGAACAAGAGGTATTGATTATGCTATTCTAAGACAGACCAATGCATATGGACGACAGGAAAACAACTTTTTTGCTACTGAGCAGTTTATCTATCAAATGTTAACCAATGAAGAAAACGTTTACTTTGGTTACGACAAACCCTATAGAAACTTTATTCACAGACAAGACATAGTTAGTGCATGGGTACACATGATTTACTGTAGAGCGGCTTGTTCAGGTGGTGTGTTTACTATTGGACCTAACTTTCATGTGCAGATTCATGACCATGCAGAGAACATAGCAAAAGAACTTGGTTGGTCTGGTACCATTAACTGGAATACTCGACCCCAGAGACCAGGAGAAATTTATTATCTGTGTAGCCGTCATGACAAATTCACCATGGCCACAGGGTGGGTACCAAGAGTAAACTACGAAGACGGTATCCGCGAAACTGTGGAAATTTGGCGACAAAAGTTAAATGCGTAATGTATACCTGTTTCAGCCGCAGTATGCAGTTGAATTTAGACAGGAAGTAAATTACTGGTTGCCCTATAGTGCTGGCTGCTTATGGAGTTATGCCAGTCAATTCAATCACTTAACCGACAACTTTAAACTAGATGGTTTGTTTTTCAAACGCGATCCAGTTGCTGTTGTATTAGATCAAATTCACGACCCTGGTTTGGTGGGTTTCAGTTGTTATGTTTGGAACGAACAATACTGCCTCGCAATTGCTGAACATATTAAACAACGCTGGCCAAACTGTGTAATTGTTTTTGGTGGAACACAGGTCAGCTTTCGTACTCTTGATCATGAGTTTATTGATACAATTGTATTAGGTGAAGGCGAACAGGCATTTGTAAGCATATTAGAGGCGGTGCAAAATAATCTTGCGGTTGAATCCACTTACACCGCTGCTCGTATTCAAAATCTTGACATACCCAGTCCTTATCTAACAGGTGTATTTGACAATATCATAGCGGACAATGCAAATGCTATATGGGCAATGACATTAGAAACCAATCGTGGTTGCCCCTATGCCTGTACCTTTTGTGATTGGGGAGGCGTAACCTATAGCAAAGTCAAAAAATTTGGCTTAGAGCGTGTGGCAGCAGAACTAGATTGGGCGTCAAGGAACAAAGTTGCATATATCTTTTGCGCTGACGCAAACTTTGGTATAATGAAAGACCGAGACATGGAAATTGCCAAACTCATGCGGCAGGCAGCAGACCATGGTAGCATTGAGGCAATTAATTTGCAGTATGCCAAGAACTCCACAGAAACTGTTTTTGATATTGCAAAAATAATAGGTCCGTATGGTCGTGGTATCACTGTGAGTGTGCAAAGCATGAACCAACCTACTTTGGAATCTATCAAACGTGAAAATTTAAAAACCAACAACATACAACATTTGATGCAGTTGAGTCAAGAGTATCAAATTGGTACCTATACGGAAGTCATACTTGGTTTGCCTTTGGAAACCACGGATTCTTGGAAACAAGGTCTAGCTGATTTATTAGAGCTCGGTCAACATCAAAGCATAGACGTTTGGTTTACTCAACTACTTGAAAACAGTGAACTTGCCAGCAATCAGAGTCGTCGCAAATATGGCATTAAAACTATTTGGGTTAAAGACTATTTGAATCTTGATCAAACTGTGGACACAGTACCTGAATACACAGAAATAGTGAACAGTACCAATACAATGCCAATACAGGACATGATTGATTGTTACATGTATGCCTGGATGATATTGCAAATTCATGTGGCAGGGTATAGTCAAATCATTGCCAGATACGCTAGACAGTTTAATGGTTTGCATTATAGAAGTTTTTATGATCAACTTTACACCTGTATACAACAAGATGCACTTTTGGGACCTCATTTTTTGCGTATAAAAGATCTTGTGTCAACATATCTACACACCGGCAAACTTCCTGATGGAATAACTGGTGGCCATGCGTTGCACACTCAGTCGTATCATTTTCTTTATCAAAATAGGTTGCATCTAATACAACTTTGTGCTAACATCATAAACATAGACAAATCATTAGAACAGTTACAAACTGCGTTTATCTTTGACCGGCACAAACTTGAACCATGCACAGTTGAAACTGATTTCAATATTTTCACAGGAATCAGAGAAAAAACTAAGTATCAAATTCAGACAAAAACATCCGACGTTGTGGATGATCTTTACACTATAAGGAGGAAAGGGTTGCTCAAAAACCTTTTAACAGTATGACACTATCTAAAACACAAGCGCCGTTTGACAACAAAACACTCAACTATGATTTACAAGAGCATCCTTTGCCTGCTATAATTTTACGAGAAATACGTAAGTATGTTCCAAATGCTTCTAGGTTGGATACTTTGCATGAGGTGATACCCCCTAGTCAGGCCAATGCCATTGCCAACAAAGTGAGTCATGATTTATTGAAGTGTGAGTTTTATGATCATTATGATCAAATTGTACAAGACACAGTGGTGCCGCAGCTGGGCTGCGATGTACTGATTCAAAAGCATCCTAATCTAAGATTCTTATTTCCTGATCAAGACAAGCACGGTGCTGTGTTGCTGTTTCATCAAGGACGATGGGTAGGCAATGGTCTAGGCTTGCGTACAATCTGGATGCCATTCACTGACTGTTATGATTCTAACTCTATGCAGATCATGAACTTGGATGTCAGCAGAGAAGTAACAAGGAGAGCTGTTGCTGAAAAGTGGAGTTATGAAGAGCTACAGGATGTATGTGTTCGAGAATCATGGCCAATCACACTCAAGCCTGGTCAAGCACACTTGTTTTTCCAAGAGCACATTCATGGCAATATTCCAAATCGCACCAACAAGACTCGTGTAAGCATTGACATTCGACTACTGACCAGAGACGGGCAACCACATCGCAAATGGCCAGGGGCATACTTCCGAAAACTGTTTGATAGAGAATATGGTCGTGCTGTGCCAATTGATGAGTCCAAAGAAAACGTTGTTACCTATGCTGAATACGAAGGTATTAAGACAAAGAATATTGATTTGCATTTCCAAACACTTGTGGTCAAAGGCTATTGCAGCAAGCGTGGATATACTTTCCCGTATCAGCATGGTGATAACGAAGGTTTGAATCATAGTCATTTAGATCATTTGATTAATCACGCCAACACCGATCATATCATTATGTTTTCAATTTTCAGTTTACCAGACAACACTGAATATCGCAATCGGTTGATGCGAGATGCTTTGGCAAAGAAATGTGTGTTGCACTTTGCCAACGAAGAACTTGTTTTACAAAGCGAAAAGGATTTAGAGCATATTGAGTATTTGCGTACCTTTACCAATGACTGGAGTTCTCCAGTTCAGCAGTTAAGAGACGAGTTAAAACTTGACAACTGACCTAAATATCAGTATAATTTAACCATAGACATCCTCGTCTATAACTCGGAGAATAATTAATGGTTTACAACAAAGCTTATATCAGTAACGATGTAGAAACAACATCCTCAATCAATGGGTATCCCACTATCAGTGAGGTTATCAGAAAACGTATCAATGAAGCAAATGCAAGATTTCATGCCAATGATAACATAGCAGAATTTATTGAAAGTGAAGAAGAAATTGATGCATTGGTTGATGAAGTAGCAGAACAATTCAAAGGCGTTCTAAACAGTCTTGTAATTGACACTGACAATGATCACAACACACAAGACACTGCACGTCGAGTGGCTAAAATGTTTGTACGTGAAACCTTTAGCGGGAGGTATCGCAATGTTCCAAAAGTTACAGCTTTCCCTAACATGGGCTATAAGAGTCTATATACTACTGGTCCTATTAGTATTCGCAGTACCTGTGCTCACCACTTCCAAAACATTGTTGGTAGATGTTGGGTTGGGATCGTACCTCAAGACGAAGTTATTGGTCTTAGCAAGTTCAATAGACTAGTACATCATATCTGCGAGCGACCGCAAATCCAAGAAGAGATGACCACACAAATTGCAGATGCACTGAAAAAATATGCAAAGACTGAACATATTGCAGTTGTGGTCAAAGCTGAACATCATTGCATGACCATGCGTGGGGTACGTGAGCATGAATCAGATATGACCACAGCAATTATGCTAGGTGCGTTCAAAGAAGATTCAGCTCTAAGACAAGAGTTTTATGATCTGTGTTTGAGTATGAAAGGACATGGTTAATTTTGTTAGCCGGGCTTTGGGGACTGTGCAAACTTATTCTCATAGCCATTCCCACGTTGTATTGTGTTTGGTGGTTAACACAAAGACATGATGTATAAATGCACAAACTAGTTTGGATCAAGAAGCCTCCGAGTTTGATAATATATGCCGCACTTAGGTATGACCATAATGATGCTGTTACACAAACTGGCTTGCGTGAAGATGATATAGCGCCAGTACAATTTTGGTGCGAAGAACACAAGTGCGGTAGGCGAATGAGTTTTAACATGTTTAAGTTTCGCACCAAAGCAGAATTATCAATGTTCTTATTAAAATGGGGATAATTGTATGAGAAAATCCGCAGCCGAACTCACAAAAGATATTATTGATCGAGCTCAATCCATGCGTAGTTACAAAGTGAAAATGCGTGTGGATGATGGCTGGGTACCTACCGGACCTGTGCCGTTTGATATTCATATCAAGAATGGTATCGCCACTCTTACTGTGATTTCTAACAGCGAATCTGACGCAAAAAATCAAGCCAGTGTTTATATGGAAAGTGACGATTTCTATGAATGACTTATCAACAGCTCAAAAAATGGGAGTGGCTCCTTGGGACGACTTGGTACAAGAAGACTTTCATATAGCAGTGTTTAGAGACAAGTATCCAGTTAGTGTTGGTCATCTTTTGTTTGTGCCAAAATACAACACAGAAGAAGTCATACGTGATGCATTCTATGATGCACTGCGTTATGGAAATGAACAGGTATCACAAGGCAAATGGGATGCTTTTAACATTGGCATGAACTGTGGTGAGGTCGCAGGACAAACTGTGAATTGGCCACATGTGCATCTAATTCCTAGGTATCGCGGGGATGTTGAAGATCCAATTGGTGGTGTGCGAAATACCATCCCTGGTAAAGGCAACTATCGCAAAACAGAGCATGCTTGAAGTACACAACAATGTTCTAGATCAAGGTGCTGTGCAGGATTTGGTGTCTTATTTTTTTGCACAGGACGGCAGTGAAGACTCTAGGCCAGACGTGACATCAAAGTCGCCAATTTGGAATCAAACTATCTGGCCACAACATCATGTAAAAAAACTTCTTGATCAAATTTTACAAGAGCCGTACGAAGTTGAAGAGTGTTTGTTTCATTTAAGCAACTATAGGTATCAGCTGCATGCAGACACAAACTGGGGCGAGCAGCACCAAAAGCTTTACAAAGTAGTTCTTATTCCGTTGCACATTCAAGGTCCAGTTGGAACTTGTTTTTTCAAGAACACCTGGACAGGACAAAGTGCAAAGTTTACCAAAGCCAAGTATTTGCCCTGGAGTTACACTATCAAAGATAAAAACAATCAAGACTTTTTTGTAGAAGATTTACGTGAGTTTCTATCATTGTTGCAAACACCAGAACAATTACCAAACTTTGATGTCACTGAACAACTTGTGCAAAGTATCCAACACTTGATAGAATCGCGCTCTCCCAAAGCCAACAAAACAAAACTGGCCGGTAGACATGTTTGGGTGTCTGATTATGCTGATGTCGGCGGGATAACTGATAAAGATTTTCCTGAACACACAAGAACACAGTATTGCAGTCATATTGCCAGTGAGGATCTACATGGATTTACGTTTGATAAGTTTGTACCATGGGAACCAGGTAGCGTAATGGTTTTTGATCGCATTCAAATTCATAGCTCAGGCAATGGTGAATTGAACAAACTAGGACTAACTATTTTCACAAATAAAATCAGTTGATAAATAATTTTTTTACACTTCATAGCGGCCTTTCTGGCATTCATCCCGCTTTACAAATTCTGCAAGCCTATGCTAAAATTTAACATAGGAGAACTACAATGCTTTATCTTAACGAAATACAACAACCTCGCACTTACAAATATACCAGTACCAAAGAATATCACGATGCATTTCCTTGTGCATATCGTCAATGGCGTGCTGATAGTCACTGTAATCTAATTCATGGCTATAGTTTTAGCATGAAGTTTTATTTTGGCACAGACAATCTGGATGTGCGTAATTGGGCTGCTGATTACGGCGGTTTGAAAGAACTAAAGAAGATATTAGAAGATCAATTTGATCATACACTGTTGGTAGCACAAGATGATCCAGAGCTAGAAACATTCAAAATGTTGCAAAACCGGAAGATGGCCAAACTCACAATTTTACCAAGGCTGGGTTGTGAGGGTTTAGCCGACATGCTTTACAAATATGTCAATGGCGTGTATATTCCTGATATGTGGGGGCCAGGTGAAGCAGAAAGACTTTGGTGTTTTAGGGTAGAAGTACGTGAAACACAGAGCAACATGGCTTTCCGTGAAGGCCACCGTGAATGGAATGAGGATCTATTTGTATAAGGAAAAATTCTATGGAACAAGAGTCGTTTAAATTTGATATTGCGGTTTTATTACCAACTCGTGGTCGAACCACAGCACTCACAAGAAGTGTTATGACTTTGATCAACAGGGTAAGAAATCTAGACAAAATGCAAATCCTACTGGGTTTTGATGACGATGACACAGTGGGACTCGCACATTTTCAAAAAGAACTTGAGCCTATTCTCAAAGACAGAAAGGTTCATTACAAAGCGTTGAGTTTCGCGCCAGTGGGCTATATTAGGCTTAATGAATATGTAACTGCGCTGGCTCGTGCAGCAGACAAACCAAGATGGTTTATGTTCTGGAATGACGACGCTGTGATGGAAAGTCAGAACTGGGATGAGGAAATTTGCAAGTACAACAACCAGTTCAAAGTGTTGGCAGTGCATACTCACAGAGAACATCCTTACAGTATCTTTCCAATTGTACCAAGCAAATGGTTAGAAATTTTTGGTTACATGAGTCCGCATCAACTCAGTGACGCATGGTTTAGTCAGGTTGCCTATATGCTGGATATCTGGGAAAGAATTCCAGTTTGGGTCGAGCATGACAGATTTGATCTAACAGGCAACAACAATGACGAAACCTATGCCAATAGACCACAATTGGAAAATCAACCCAACAATCCAGAAGACTTTCATAGTTCCAAATGGCATTACAAACGAATCTATGACGCCAACACATTAGCAAATTATCTACGTGCAAATGGTGCAGACATGACTTGGTGGGACAACGTGCAAACTGGTAAACAAAATCCTTGGCAGAAACTTGAAGCCAATGATATCAATAAACAAATGACTCAAAGTAGAACCTCAATGACTTATGGCCAATAAAACTCTCAAAGAAAAGATAGTAGACTACTGGGATCGGCAACCTTGTAATATCAAGCACAGTCAACGTGAACTAGGTACACCAGAATACTTCGAAGAAGTCACCGCTAGACGTTACAAGGTTGAGCCACACATACTTGACTTTGCACAGTTTCATCGTTGGCAAGGCAAGCGTATACTAGAAATTGGCTGTGGCATTGGCACTGACGCAGAACAATTTGTAAGACACGGTGCAGAGTACGTGGGCATTGACATCAGCGATAGCAGTTTAAACATTTGTCGTGATAGATTCAACACCTTGGGATTGAGAGGCGAATTTTTAAATATTAACTTACTTGACCCAGCAGACACCATTCCGGCGCAACATCTTGGTATGTTTGATTTGGTTTATAGCTACGGTGTAATACATCATTCGCCAGACATTGCACAGCACATTCAAGAGATTCACAAGCTAGTAACACCCGGCGGCGAGTTTCGTTTCATGGTTTATGCCAAGAACTCATGGAAGTATGCCATGATTCAAAAAGGGCTTGATCAGTTTGAGGCACAAGCTGAATGTCCTTATGCAGAAGCATTTACCAAAGATGACATTGGTCAACTACTTGATGGCATGTTTGAAATAGAACGTATTAGACAAGATCATTGTTTTATGTACAATGTGCCTTTGTACAAACAAGGTCAATATCAACTTGAACCCTGGTTTGAAGCCATGCCTCCAACCATGCGCGAAGCTGTGCGTGAGTATCTTGGATGGCACTTATTAGTGAAAGCGAGAAAAAATGCGTAAGGTGTTTTTTAATTGGAAACAGGTCCAAGGTCATTGTTTGGAACTAGCCAGACAAATTGCCAAAGATCAATGGGTACCTGACTATGTCGTGGGTATCACTAGAGGTGGAGCTACTCCGGCAGTGCTTATCAGCCAGTATCTTGGCGCAAACTGCGAAATGCTCAAAGTAAGTCTAAGAGATGGCGGCAACGTTGAAAGTAACTGCTGGATGGCTGAAGATGCATTTGAAGGCAAGAAACTTTTGATTGTAGATGATATCAATGACAGCGGTGCTACCATTGAATGGATCAAACAAGATTGGAAATCGTCTTGTCATCCCAAGTCTGAACGATGGGATGAGGTCTGGGGACAGAACATACGCTTTGCTGTATTGGTCAACAACGAAGCAAGCAAAGCTGATGTTTCTTATTCATCTATATCAATCAACAAACTAGACGACCCACAATGGATCGTTTTTCCCTGGGAGGAATGGTGGAAGTAAATCCATTTAAAGATCAAGAAAAATTCATGCGAGCCTGCGATCAAAGCGTAGACGAATCAAACGGTGAACAGTTCAAGATGTACTGTAACTTGATCGAAGAAGAATATCAAGAACTGAAAACCGCAGTTGCCGACGATGACAAAACTGAATGCCTTGATGCTCTCGTAGATATCCTAGTTGTTACTATTGGCGCCATACACAGCATGGGTGCTGACGCTGAAGGTGCTTGGAACGAAGTGATGCGTACCAATCTTGCCAAAATTGATTCAGTGACAGGCAAAGTACGCAAACGTGCGGACGGCAAAGTTCTAAAACCAGATGGTTGGCAACCACCAAGTCTTGAAAAGTTTGTGTTTAAAACTTGACAATATCATTGCAACTGTGTACAATTACGCTTTGGAGTAACAATGTTTAAAACATTTTTAAACTGGTTAGACAAAATAGGTCGTAAAAGAATTGTCTATGATCGAATAGAAGATGCCCCGTATCTAGAACGTTACTATCTGTTCCTTACAGATAGAACCAAGTTTCCTTTTAATATTTTTCTACACAAATTTCTAAAAGGAGACATTGATGATGTGCATGATCATCCATGGCCTTATGCTACATTGATACTACGAGGTGGATACTTTGAGTATGTGCCAGTGTTTGATGATCAAGGACGCAAAATCAGTGAACAGTGTTTCTGGCGTGGTCCTGGACATTTTAGAATATGCAGTGCCAACAGCTTTCATCGCATTGAACTTAAACCCGATGTAGAATGTTGGACTTTGTTCATGCCAGGACCTAAACAACGTGAATGGGGATTTTTGGTTCGTAATCGATGGGTACAATGGCAACAGTATCTCGCACAACGCAAAGGACAGACATGAAAATAAAAGTGGCAGAATTATTTTATAGTATACAAGGTGAAGGACGCTACATGGGTGTTCCTTCTATTTTCTTACGCACATTTGGATGCAACTTTAAATGTGCAGGCTTTGGTATGCCAAGAGGACAACTCAGTAGTGAAGCCAACAATGTTGATCCTGCAAAATACAGCAAATACGAAGAACTTCCCTTGGTATCTACCGGCTGTGACAGTTATGCGTCATGGGATCCAAGGTTTAAAGATCTCAGTCCTGTGTTAACAGTAGATGCTATCGCAGATAGAATTATGGAATTACTGCCCAACAATAAATGGCGAGGCGTTCACTTAGTGATAACAGGCGGTGAGCCACTGCTAGGGTGGCAACGTAGTTATCCTGACTTACTGAGTCACAGCAAGTTTAAAAAATTAAAAGATATCACATTTGAAACCAACGGCACACAAAAAATTTCTAAAGATTTTGAGAAGTACTTGGAAAAGTGGACACACAAACATGGATATCATAATCTGACATTCAGCGTTAGTCCAAAACTTAGCGTAAGTGGAGAAAAAAGAGAAGAAGCAATTCGCCCTGACATCATAAGACAGTATGAAGATCTAGGACATACCTATCTTAAGTTTGTGGTTGCATCAAACGATGACGTAGATGAAGCACTGGAAGTTATCGAATTGTATAGAAAAGAAGGTTTTGATGGTAACGTGTATCTAATGCCTGTTGGTGGTGTTGAAAGTGTTTACACACTCAACAATCGTACTGTGGCAGAGCTTGCGATGAAACATGGATTACGTTACAGCGATAGACTACAAGTGCCATTATTCAAAAATGAATGGGGAACTTAATGAACGAAACGCGAACAAGAACTATTACCAGAATGGTAACCTACAGAATCACTGCATGGTTGTTTACAATTTTTTGGACATATTTGTTTACAGGAAATTTGGGATCAGCTACAGGCTTTGCGACCACATTACACATTTTGCTGAGCATAGACTATTACATACATGAAAGGATATGGCTTAAAATAAAATGGGGGAGAGTAGAGTGAATTATTTGTTTACCAGTGAATCAGTAAGTGAGGGTCATCCAGACAAAGTAGCAGACGCCATCAGTGATGCTATTCTAGATCTACTCATGGCCAAGCAAGATACTCGTTTACGCTGTGCATGTGAAACACTTGTTACCACAGACACTGTGATTGTAGCAGGTGAGTACAAAGGTGTGTTGGATCCGTATGAAGTAGAGAACACTGTTAGGTCAACTATTCGTAGGATTGGTTATGAGCAGCCAGGATTTGATTATCGTACTGTAAAAATCACTAATCTAATGCATGAA